TGCTTAGTGCAATCCTGATATGGTGCTTGCTGATAAGTATGATCAGAGTGTGGTAAAAATGATACACCTGACATTTCATCAAAGTGTTTGTAAACAAATGCACCTACCTCTAGCCACTCATCGTCACGCACAGTACAGGTGACGCTAGGCTTATGCTCACACCAATGGCGTTGATACATTAGCCATGTCTCTAGCTGCTCAACTGCTGTCATGTCATTACGAGTAATAGCTTTGTGTGGTGCTTTCATTGGAAAGCTAAACACTGTAGTAGTGTCAGGATTAAACACACAAGGTTCAGCAGGTATACCTTGATCCTTCATCATGGTTGTAAGGGGATCGTTGTTATCTCCTCTAACGGTTCTAACGTAATAGTCGTTATGACGTGCATGTATCCCACTGGCTGAGTCCACGAGTTGTGAGACAGTGCCCGATGGTTTGTTGCACGATATTGCTGTACTAGGATTAATGCCAAGGCGATCAGCCCACATAGCATTAGTGTTAACTGCAACCTCACGTAGATGCTCAAGTGTTTTCTCCAATCCTTTGTTCTTTGTTGTCATTAATGGGTTGTCCATTACCCCTGTGAGAGACACACCGAGCAGTCGTTCTTCTTCTGTATTTCGTTGCCACACCTTTCGCAGATATGGGAACTTGGTGTATGTAGACTGTATAGTTCCAAGAATTGTAGCCAGTCGGACCTTTCGTTCCAAGTCTTCAATCGTGTCAGTGGCTCGTACCACAACCTCTGTAAGATTGCATACTTGACCTGACCGTAAGATAATCTCACTACAAGGATTAGTTCCAAACTCAAAATTAGGATCACGTCTGCCATACTTAGCAGCTTGTTTTTTAGATGCTTCACGATTAAATATCCCCCTCTCACCTGACTTACTTTCTACTAGTGCCAACCACTCACGCATGAATGTCTCTGAATCTGGCTTGTCTGTATACGACACACTGTTATTAGCTAACGCCCTGTGTGCAGCCTCGTTCCACCACTGTCCTGACTTAGCATGACGCATACGATCATCACTCAGGTTGCTCAGAGAGATCATGGCACTACGCCTAACACCACCGACAACAACTATCTGCCCAATGAAGCACATCATGTCGTGACATTCAAGTGAACTAAGCTGTCTGCCCTGTGCATTTTTAAATGTCTGTACACTAAAGTTAAACAGATCAACTAAAGGTGCAGGTCCACTAGCCCTACCACCGAATGTCTTTAGCCTAGAACCTGCAGGTCTTACCCTACTTGTATCCCATTTAGGTATCTCACCTGCCCATAGAAGAGCCAACAATTGACGATAAGACTTAGCCCACCCTTCCTTGCTGTCCTTTACCACAATGGTAGTATCACTCTCGAACAATTCAGGCACTTCGGGAAGCTTGCTAATGAACTGACGCTCTACGCTGAAACCTACACCAGTGCCACACAAGAGTACGAACATTGCTTCGTCAAAGGCATGGGGATGATCTACGTGAAGGTATGAACAGTTGTACATACAGATGTTGTCACGCTCTGCTGCTGCACCTGCTGTCATCATGGCTCTCATGCTAGGCATTACATCTAAGCTAAGTATAGCGTCACGTATCTGATTGATATAGCTGTCATCTCCTGCAACTTTACGTACAATGTTATCCATGTAACGTTCTACTGTCTCTCCCCAACTCTCTCGTCTTTGTTCTTTCTCTAACCATCTAGCGTAACGAGAGGTATGTATGAACGCTTGGTAATCTGTTGGTAAATAATTATTCATGTCTGCTCCTGTGTAATTATTTTCATGTTTCTAATCCGTATACCGTCTACATCGTGAATGAAATCATTCATTGCGTCCTCTATCTCTGGGTCAATGAAACCGTCAACAGGTATAGGGTACTCTTCCTCGTCAATATCTAATGTAAGAAATACTTTAACTATCATCTACCACCTCTATTAGTTTATCCAAGTACCATTGTGCTTTCTTCAAGTCCTCTGATCCATTCTTGTACTTGTATCTCCATAGGTACTTCATAATATTACCCTGTAGATAGTACTCAAACCCATCATCGGTAGCAGCACGAATGGCATCAATACATTCTATACCTGCTTGGTTATAATGTTTAGGACTATTAACAGGATCATCCAGTGTAATAGTTGTTTCTCCAAATGTTAATGTGTCTATTGTATTTGCCATTCGTGTTATCCTTTCTAAAAGTTTACATTCAAAACGTTACCTTCACGCTTCACTACTTTAGGTTTATCGTTTTCAAATTGTTCCTCTACTAACTTGTAAAGTTCTTTTCTAATTGCATCGTCCTTTTCTATTAAAGGAATAGCACATATCAACATATCTGTCAACATACTAAGATGTGCATAGTCCGTATCTTGTAAAGTATTTTCCCCAGTAGTTACTTGTCCTACATTAATTTCACCATTCCACTCACCATCATCCATTACAGGAGTAATTCGTATGATGAAATCATTTTGATCAAAGTTAATAAATGTTTGGTTCTCTTCCATGCTATCCCCTTTTTATCTTTTCATATGGAAACCCTACTAAGTCTGGGTGATTGTCTTTACCTTTTTCTTTCAACCAGTCTTCTGGAATAACCCTGTCTGCATACATAAACTTATGACGTTCACACCAAGAGGCATATGTACTCTTAGCACCCTTACTTAACTTACGCTTACTGCTCTCAAACACAAAGCGTATATCTAGGTTAGGGTGTTGTTTTTTTATAGCTAAGTGTTTTCGCCTATCGTCTGATGTGAACCTTCCTTTTACTTCTATTATTAAACCATTGCTCAATATGAAGTCAGGAGTATAGGTGCGGTACATTAAGTCTTCCCATTCTATTTTAAGAGTCTCGTACTTAAAACGTACCTTACGTTCTCTCAAATAGTCCTTGACTTTAATCTCAAGACCACTCCTATACCCCTGCTTTAGCGCATGTTTAAAGCGCCTACCGTCCACTAGAACTTCCAGTGCCAGTGTAAAGGCTGACCAAAGGAAGGTGTCTGTGAATAACCTAAGTCCTTTAGCTCCTGACGGATAGCTTCGTCTGCATCCTTACGAGCTTGCATTGCAGTACGTAGTCCTGTGTACTTAGCATCTCGTAAAGCTTTCTTCTTCTCCATTAGTTCCTGTTCCATCTCCTTGATGTTATCATGTAACTCTTGGATTTCTGAATCGCCTATCATATTTACTCCTCTATGTATGCCACTATCTTAGGGTCTTTTGCTTTTGACATTCGTGATGGCTCTTCTACCATGTTAGGCCAACACTCATGTCGATAGTCA